AATTCGCCCATGGACGCCGATGTAACCTGATCTGCCGCCAGCGCAGCCCATACAGCCTGAGCCAAGGCGTTCAGGTCTACTCCGCCGCTGCTGGCCGTGTTGAGTTTTGCGCCCATGGTGCCGGACGTGTTGTAGCTGGAAGCCAAGGCATTCCACACGGCATCACGAATACCCTCGGGCGTCAAATCACCATAGCCCCGAATCGTTGCCGACATCGCGCCGGTCCCGGTCAGCGTGCTACCAGTCGCCGTCCCAGATCCGGTCAGGCTGGCCACCAATTCGCCAAGCCCGGTCAAAGGGGCAGCACTGATCGAACCAGACCCCGTGATGGTCGCAACCATGTCGAGGAATGCACGCGCATCAGCGCTGCTGATCGTTCCGCTGCCACTGATCGATGCCGCCATGGACACAATCAGCGAAGCCAGTGCAGAAGAAATATCTCCCGTACCGGTCAGCGTGGCGTCCATGTTCAGTCCAGCTTGCCCCGTGGCAGACACTGCACCAGAACCCGTTACCGTGGTGTAGCACGACAAACCACCCGACTGCATGGGCATCTTCCAGCTTGACGGATGAACGTGCCCGTTTGGCATGCCGCTCGTTTTGTTGGGGGTGTGCCACCCTGCATAAAAGTTTTTCCCTTCTGCACGGTTCAACGGCGACAGCGACAACTGCGGCTCAATGCCAGTAAGCCTGCGGCCTAGCATGGCGCTTTGGATTACCGTGTTGTGCAGCAGGGCCATATCAGCCCCATTGGAATTCGTTGAACAGATAAAAGTTTGTCGAAGCCGCCACCGCTGCACCGGCAAAGATCAACGGAACCAGACACGCACCATCGACCACACGCGGCAGGCTTGGCGCTTGGGTGAAGAACTCCCGTTCGCCAAGAACGCCCAGCGTCGTGATCGGAATCGGCAGGCCCAGAGGGCGAGCAAGGCACAATGCAAACGTGCCGGTGTTGGCGGCAGACATGGTGACCGTTGCCACGTTCTGCACCCCGGTATCGCCGTTCGCCATCGGCAGGAAGGGGCCGTAGTTGTTGGCTGCCGTACCTGTGTGCGACATATGCCCAACAATCGCAGAGGCCGTCATTGCCACGGTGACCGGCAAAGTGTTGCCAGTAGCGCCACCTTGGTCGGTGTAGCTGATGGCAATGTTCTGTGCAGTTGCCCCCGCTACAGCGGTTTGCACTTGATACAAGCGGCACCCTGCGCCGTTCGTGTAACGCAGCGTCGGAGTTCCCGTCAGCGTCTGCGCGGACGTGGTGTTATTGCTGATACCCGGCCAGTAGCCTTGCAGGTCCACCCACTGAATGAAGGCCGGTACACCCGTTGCCACTGCCGTACAGACGGACGCCAGCGCCATGTGCTTGGTATCGGTCGAGACGTTACCGCCATGCTGAAGGCCGAAAATCTGCGTACCGTTGCCGGTTGTCTCATCGCATGTTTTCCAAGCCAGCGCAGTGCCTGCCCATGCGTTTGCCACCGGGAAACCTGCCAAGTTGCTCATGTCGTACCAACGGCCTGCCGTGTAAGCCGATGCACCAGTAATCTTATTGGAGATAATCACCCCGGTCGTTTTACCGTTGGTAGTGACTTCGTTCACCCAATCATCAGTGCTATTCCAGCCCATGATATTCCCTTATAATTAGACAATCGAACTAACGAGGCGCTTGTAATGAAAAAAGAAGGAACGAATTCCGTCTGCCAAGAATGTGGAGCCATCTACTACAAACCTCCATCCGGGAGGGGTAAATTCTGTAGTCGCGCCTGTACCCATAAATCGCTCAGCCGCAATTACTCCAAAGAACTTTCCGAAACAATCTGGAAATTCATTGACCGAACAAATGGTGATGCTGCCTGTTGGATTTGGAACGGCGCTACCGTTGCCGGGGGCTATGGCTGCATTCGCTCGAAAGGCAAGCTCCACCGGGCACACAGGGCCGTTTACGAGCTTCTTGTCGGGCCAATTCCAAATGGCGCATTCCTTCTGCATTCGTGCGATAACCCGAAATGCTGCAACCCAAAGCACCTCCGTCCAGGCAATGCCAAGGAAAATTTGCACGATGCAATTTCCAGAAATAGATTTTTGGTTGGTGAGAAAAGTCCTCATTCAAAACTCTCTAACGAAGACGTTATTGCCATCCGAAAAGAAAGGGCGACTGGCGCGACCGGGAGAAGCCTTTCCAAAAAATATGGAATTGCCGAGTCTGAAATAAGTGCAATAGTTAATCGGCGTCGATGGACCCATGTTTAACTCCAGGCGAACCGAACAAAACCACGGATCACGGAACTGATCGCTGTAGCGCCCGATTGAAAAATAAAATTGAGATACGCGCCATTCAATACTTTCGGCAGTGCGCGTTTGTTGATGAGGTAGCTGATTTCCGCCACGGTGTCCCGTTCACGAATCTTGATCTCTGCGATGGGCCGAACCAGCACCACCGCAGCAAACCCCCCGGCAGAAGCCAGAAGCTGAATACTGTCGATCTGGCGCATGCCCTGGTCGCCTGATGCCAGCGGGACAAACGGGCCTTGGGTACTCGCTGCACCACCCGAGGCATACCCACCCTGGATCATCCCCACGTTACTGGTGTTGGTGTACACCGTAGAGACTTGACCCGCTACCCCTTGGTCGTTGGTGTAGCTGACATTGACCCGCGCCGATGCCGTCTGGGGTGTTGTCGTAACAATCATCGCCCGCACGCCCTTGCCATCGGCATAACGCGGAACCGGAGCGACAGAGTTATCCATCGCCTGCACGTCCGTCGAATCCATGTCCATCAGTGGATAGGCATAGAGGTAATCACAGAGCAAAAACGTCGCCGGGGCAAACGTTGCCGAAGGCGTGCCAATGTTCAGGTCTGCAATGTGCAGCGTTTCACCGCTCCCAGGGGTTGGAACATAGATGCCGAAGTTCCCGGAACCGACAAACGGCGTGCCTTCAGCCTGCGTGCCCACATAAGCGTTGTACTTTGGTGTCCCTGCAGCCATGGAAAGATCAGCCCAGAACCCTGCCGCCGTGAGTGCAGGCGAGCCGGTCTTGTGGAAATAGCTCATCCACTCTTTGCCGACTGTCTCCTGTTCGGTTGCGAATTCGCGGACACCGGAAAAACCCATTACGGAACCACCCCACCCATGCCCTGAATCAAAGCTGTCATGTTGGCCAGGATTCCGGCTTCGGCATGTTCACAAGTACGGAAGTAATGCCCATCGTGAACAATGACAGCCGCCCCGCACTCTGCACATGTCGCAAGCGGGTTTTGCTCTTGCTTCTCGATCTCTTCACGGGTCGGAGTCATACGCACCTGCCTGTCACGTTAGAGAGCCAGCTACGGAATTGCCATGCGATGCGCTTGCCGATGGGCAATGACCCGAGTGTTCCGTCACCGGTCAGGATGGCCCTGCGTGGCGCAATGACCATCCCAGAGTGCCCACACGAACGCTTGATGATGGGTTGCTCTGTACCAATGACCTTGACTGCCTTACCGCACTCTGAGCAGTAATACAGCGGTTTCCCAAGAAGGTTCAGCAAGCGTTCAAACATGGAGACTCAGGATTCAGTGATTACGAGCGCGTTCGCAGCGAACTGAGGCGTGATCCCCGAGCTAACGGCAATGCTGGAATTGAGCGCACCGAAGTGCCACGAAGCCCCTGCGCCAGAGACACTGGTTCCGGTCGCCACATGAGTAATCGTTGCGCCGGTTGCCCCGCACTGGGGAAATTGCAGCAGGGCTGCGTTGTTCGTCGATCCGCCAGACGCAGCAGACCAACCCGTGGAACGTGCCACAGCCTGACGGGCATAGTTTGTGTAGGCCGTCTCTTGGTCAGTTTGTGTCCCCGTTGCCGCCGTCAAATTGGCTGTGTGCAGAGAAACATAAACGTTCGTCAGCGGAGAAGACGCAGCGTTATCAGCGACGTTCGCCCAAGCGGTCGCCCGGTACATCAGATTACAAATCGAGTTGCAAATGGCTGTTGCCTTGGGCATGTCACACTCCCGCGAGTTTGCGAATCTGCGATTGCACCGCAGCGAGTTTGTCGTCAGCCGCCTGCGCGTCGGCCACGGCTGCATCGCGCTTGGCCTCCAACTCGGCAATGTCGGACTCCAGTTGCTGCGCCTTGGCAGTCAGGTCGTCTACTTTTCCCGAGACTGACGACACCAGCCCATTGGCTTTCGCAGCGGCTGCATCAATGGCGATCTGCCCTTGCTGATTCGCGTTAGCCATGATGGTTTCCGCCTTGGACTTGGCTGCGATAACCGTTTGGTCTGCTGTATCGCGGGCTTCGGCCAGGATCGATAGGGCTTGCTCTTTTGCTGCGATAAGAGCTTGTTGAGCGTTGTCCAAGTCCTGTAGGGCTTGGTCGCGCCGTGCGTTGGCATCATCCGTTGCGGCTTGGGCCTCATTTGCAGCTTGCTCCAGAGATCCAATGGATTGCAGCGCTTCGGCTGCGTCTACCATCGCCTGGTACTGCACAGCGAGATTGCGGATTGCGTCCGCAGCGGTCAGTTTGTCCATGTCGGTCCTTATGTACGCAAGGGGTTTTGACGACGCGCAACCATGATTGCGGTCACGCTGGTGGTCCCATCACCCGCCGTCACGTAAGGGCGGATGTAGCGCGGAATCTCAACTAACTGCTTGAGCTGTGTCGCAGCAGTCAAAGCAACTGCCGCACCCTGGGCCGTGTTGAGCGCAGCCCAGTTGGTCCCATCGTTGGAGCCTTGGAACGTGATCGAGCCACCCGCGCCGAATGTGCCCGTGACTTGAACGGATCTGTCCGCGTATTGAACCGCTCCGACCGGTGCGCCATCGGCGTTCGTTGTCGTGAGCGGCGTCCACTGATAGATCGTCACAGACCCATCGTTGGCGCTGCCGTCTTCGGTCGCGGTGTATCCTACTGTTGCCATTGATTACTCCTTAGCCTAAAACCCCGAAGCTCGCGTCCGTGGGCTTGAACGGTGCGATGTACGGTGCCTTTGTGTTGTTTGTGATCGTTGGCACTGCGAAAGTGAGTGCCAGGGAGTCGCCCCGGTCGGGTGACTTGACGCCACGGCGTTTTGCGTCGTCTTTGCTTTCCAGCAGCAATTCGCCACCTTTGAACAAGTAACGAAGTGCCGTGAGGTCGGTCTTTAAATCGTTGTCGTTGACGAGGGATGCAGTCTTTAGCCACTCGCGCATTTCGCGCCACATGTACGCCCGCATGTTGTAATCCAGCCCGTTGGACATGCGCTGCGCTGCGTTGACATCCACCACAATCTGCGTGCGCTTGTTTGTGTTGCGGTCGTATTTGTCGGGATACCAGCCGCGCAGGATGTCTGCCACGCCTGCACCGATTCCGATCGTGTCAACCGCGATCTGCTCTGGCACTTCCGCGTATGCTGCAATCTCGCTCTTGACCCGACTTGCGACCTGCATCACGTCCAGCTTTTCGAGCGCGGTTTGCTTTAGCAACACTCGGCCACGTCTAAACGTAATGACGGTTTTGTCATCACCGAACCGAGCAACGTCTACACCGATGCGCAATCCACCCTTGGCAATGACATCGGCCGGTCCGCGCTGCATGGCGTCTTTGACTAGCTCGGATGGTACGAAAGCGTTTACAACCGAGCCTTCATAATTGCGGTCGATTTCTTGCGCTACAACGACGGGATCAAGTACCGCACATTGCTTGTCGTACCACGCCTGGTCTTTCCTGGGATCGTCACGCCAGTCAAAAGTAAAGACGGGGTACTTCCCACCGTGACGTTTTTGGTAGAACGGATTGCCTGCGCCGTTGGGGGTGGAGACGTAAATCTTGCAGTTTGACGTTTGACTCAAAGCTGCATCAACAGCTTCGGCCCTGTCAATGAACGCCGCCTCGTCGATCACGTAAATCGAGGTTCGCCCGCCCCGACCTATATTCTCACCCGCTTCGCCAACAATCGTTGAACCGTTCTCGGGATTGATGATGCGCATGAAAGGCGCATGCTTTTTGCTATCCCATCCCTGCGGTTGTAGCTCAGGCGGGAGGTAGTCGATCAGGCTTCGCGCTTTCCAGAACAGCGAATTCGGGTTGGATAAGTCGTCTACATACGACTCCTTCCTGGACCCGTAGCCAATGACCGTACCCGCGTGAAACAGCCACATCCAGACGGCAAACGCCACACACAACCAGCTTGCTCCGACATCACGAGACTTTTCCGCTACGCCGTCAGACCTGCCCAGCCACCGGGCATGCAGCCACTCCAAAAATTCCTGCTGCTTCTGGAACAAAACAAACGGCACTAGGGCCGGTAGCCCTCGTTCTACATTGCGCGGGTCAAACGTAATCGCCCAATCCTGCACAAATTCGACAGGATGCGTCCTGTAAAACTCTTTGACCGACGCCAGCAGCGCCGGGTCAGTCCTCAGCTTGAGCAGTCGCTCACTTCTCTCCCGGTAAATTTGCTCGTAACGCGGATTTTTCCAATCAAACGTCATTTCCCAAGCAGCTTGAGATACGCCTCATCCGGCGAGAGCGTGGCGTCAATCTTGATCGGAGCGCCATCAACGCCAGACACTTCAGCCGATACTTTGTCGCCGTACATCTTCGGATTGAGCTTTGATGCTTTCCAGCGCAAGTGCGATGCAATCTCCCGACTTTTCGCAAGCTCAAACGGGTCTGCCGCGTTTCGTAGCTCTTCTAAAGCCATTTCGTCATACATCGCGGCTGCGAGTGACCTGGCTTCACGCGCACGCGCGGAACGGGACGGGTTTTGCTCGATCCACGCCGTGAACACTCGCCTATCAACACCCACATTACGCGCAATCTCTGTGAGCATCATTCCGTCACGGATCATCGCAATGATCTCGTCTTCCCCTACTGCGTCGAATTTGTTCTGACCGACTGGGATTGGGCCGGTCTTTTTCTTTCTGCCCGCAGGTTGCTCACTCGACTTCACCGCCATCAATTGCCCCTAGCTCGATTTCGATATTCCGCTCTAGCTCTCCCAATCGCCTTTTCCAATTTGACTCGGCTTCAAGATACGCGGGTCCGTGGAGTTCCAGCATCGCATGACGCACTGGCGTACGGATTTCTGGATTTTTAGATGCTATTCTGTCGATCATGGCAGCGAGTAGCACGTACTCCAGCTTCCTGACTCTCTCAAGTCCGTGCTCTCGTCCCAGAGGATCTTCACGATCCGGCCAGAACGGCGTATCTGGGAGTTCTTCTTGCGTCATATCACTGCACAACTACACGCGGCAACTCGCGCTCGTACCTGCGCACCGGGTCGCCGTTTACGTCGTCACACGGGATCAGCATCAAGCATTGGATGCTGCCGTTCTGGTCGCGCTTGACTTCCGTGGCGACTCCGCAAAAGCTGTCCGCTTGTACGCATTCGCCCATGAATTGAGCTACACGCTGCAATAGCGCGTCTGCCAGGGCGTCCAGGGTCTTGTCGCCCTCTGTGATTGTTTGTTTTGCCTCTTCGAGTTCCATTTCTCAGCCCCGCGAGTTGTAGCCTGCATCCATTTCGGTCTGGTCGCCGGTGTCGGGTGCGCTGCCCTGGGCGATGATTTGTTTCAGCAGTTTGAACAGTTCGGGCAAAGATGCGACGGGCTGCATGTCGGATTCACCCTCTGCGCCCTCTCCGCCTTGTTCTGCGGCCTCCTGGCCTTCTGGTTCCACTCCGACGGACATGGAGCCATCGGCGGCGACCTTGATTTCGATCGTCAGCCCTCCACTTTCTTCTTGCTCGGGCGCGGCCTGGTCAGCTGTGGGATCTGCGGGGGGCATTGTGGCCATGATTGGTCCTTGGTTGTGATGGGGAGCCGGGTAGATTGCTCGGCGCAATCAGGGGGATGTGCAAAGGATGTAGAGCGACTACCCGGCGAAAACGAAAAAGCCACCGCGTGGGCGGCCTTGTTGTGATTGATGGCGACCGGGCAAACCCAGTCCTACGCACTCTCCGCGATACGTCAGCATCCAGGCTGCGTAGCGTTACTCGGCACCCAGTGCGCTTAACCATCACGGCTGAGGACTCATCAAATCCGCATGCGTGATGTTTTTAGAGGCACTTATCCCCTAAAAACAGGCCCTTACTTTTATCAGCGCGACCCGCGCTATTATCAGGCTGTAGCATTATCACACTTTGAACCGGGGACACAATTCACAATTCCAGCATCGGCGCAATAGCCACCATCGCAGCACGGCCCGCCATGGCCTGCTGCCGCTCAATTTCGTTTTTCAGCCACAGCGCAATTTCTAACGTTTCCTTGCAGAAATTCGGCTCAAACGGCCTGCGACCGGTGCCCGAGCAATTCGGGCAGTCGTTCTCAGACAAGTGCGGGCGCGGCTCCATAACCACTTCTTTCCCGGTCCCTCCGCATTCTGTGCAAGTTCCATGCCGATACCAAGCCAATGTCTTTTCGGCAATCTGCTGATATTGCGTCGGTCGGAGTTTCACGCGCAGCTTGAATGATTTTGTACGCGCCATGCCCGCCAATATCTCGACGCACTGCGTTACCTTCCCGTCCACAAACAACCGTTGCAGTGCCGCCCCGAGCGGATAATGCTTGGACGCCAGGCCCATAGCCCCGAGCACATCACTGGGGCTGTAGGTCGTGCGCGGGTCGGATTTGAGGTTGCTGGTGTTGATGGCGGATGTGTAGCGGTCAATAATCATTTTCAGGCTCCAAAGACGCTGGAAATGCCGCTCCAAAATGTACGGCTGGGTGGGGTTCTAACGGGTAAATGCTTTGTTTTGCGTGCCTCTACCAAATATTCCCAGTTATCCACAGCTTTATAGATGCTGTAATTGGCTTTGCTGCCCAGCCCTTTTTCCACCGTGACCAACCCCATGACCGATGCCCGGTGCAGGTATTTGCTGACCTGGTGGCGTGATATTTCCTGGATGTGATCGTGTACGCTGGCCCTGCCGCAGGGTCCGACTTCCTGCAAAATTCGAATAATGCGCCGCATGGATTTGCCTACCTTATTCGCCATCGGTGAACTCCCATAAACCACGATCCTTGAGCGCCGCCCGCGTCTTTCGGTGGGCACGCTCCCACATGTCGATTCGTTGCTGGCGGGTCAATTCCTTGCCCTGGTCAAGCTCATAGTGGCACGCGTGGCACAGACTTGCGCAGGCGTCGTCACTTGCTTTGATGCCTCGGCCTTTGCCATGTTTTGATTGGTTGCTGTGCGCTCCGCAGACCGAACCGTCGTCAATCCCGCAGTGCATACATGGAAGCTGCCTGTATGCTTGCATTAATTTGGCACTTCTAACGTACTTCGTTTTTTCGATCATGCGATTTCTCCAGGGTCGATAACACGGACTCCATGCGATGCCGCCCAGGCCTGCACGTAGGTAATCAGGTCGGCACACTCGCCACGGGTCAGCTTTGACGTGCGAACCGGTACGATGTCCACACCATGCCCATCCAGCGCGGGCAGCACTTCGACCGATAAACCCTGCTCACGGCACCAAGCGGCTGTGAGCAATCGCTTCCATATTTCGGGTTCTCGCTTTGCCCCAGCCCATTCGACTTGCTTTGCGATTTCACCGATCAGGGCATGGAGTAGCCGGTTTTCTGCACTGCTGCGCTTCTCTGGCTTGCACGCCAGTTCAAGGCGGTGGCCCGCCATCAGCATGGCTTTGATGGTCGGCCATAGCTGCGTAGTAATGGCTGCATGGGCCTGTTGCGGATTAAATAGGCGAATTGCAATGGCTTCGGTCATTTCGCACCCCTATAAGCCCACGCGCACATCGCAGCGTCACGACCGTGTTGATTGCTGGCCATCGTCCAACCTGTTAGCTTTTCGAACTGTTCGGCGGTCGTCTTTGCGCCTTTAGACTTTGGGCTGATCCCGTGCGCTGGGATGCTGTACTTGGCGCAAATCGCCGTCACAAGACTGCACCATGCGTCAATCTGGCCCACGTTGCGGGCGATCTTGACCGCAGCAGCGCGACTCATGGCCTTTGCCGTGGCCCAGGTATGCGACTGCAAGCGCGAGTCCTCAAAGACAACGCGGCTTGGCCACAGCGCCAGGATTTCGGTTTCCAACTCCACCGGCTGGATCGTGCGAAGCGCGGTCAATTGCCCGTCCCGGTAGATTGCGAGTCCGGTGTGCTGGCCTGGGTCAAGGCCAATGACAACCTTTCCCGTACACCCTGCATCAAATCCAGCCAAGGCATCTTTTCGTGGTAGCTCTTGAGTGCCTGGCGGGCATAGTCCGGGTCTTTGTTTTTCAGCCATAGGATGTGTTCAATGAGGCGGGCTCGAAAATCAGTCTGCGTGGAATCGCTCATGGCATTCGTTGCACAATGAAACAAGCTCAAATGCGAACTCATTCCCGAAGTTCTCATAGGTCCTGTGATGTACTTGTCTTGCACGTTTCGTCAGGCATCCTTGGCACATGAATCCATCACGCTCCAAAACCTTTGCTCTAAGAGAACGCCATTCCTCACTCTCCATGTACTCTTTGTATTTACCCCACCAAGCATCGTTTTCTGCTTTTCTGACCTTCTCGCGTATTTCTGCATTCCTCTCTCTTGCCGACTCACGCAATCCTTCGTCAAACTCCGGTGCGTAACCTGATTGCTTTACTGGATTTCCAACAGGTTCACCACAATCCAAGCACTGCCGGACAAACTGCTTTGCTCCACCACGAATAGTCCTTTCCCTGATTTCAGTACGGGAGCATGAACAGGCTTCTGGCGTTGCATTCAAAACGGCCAAATGAACCGCTGCATTGACTACTTCTTGAAAGTTCATTTTGTTTATCACTTGTATATAACGCCCGATATACGTTGTTCTCGTTCTTCCAAAGCATGACGGTGGGTTTCTGCCATCTTGGTAACGGCTTCAAACGGACCAACCATCAACAAGATGTAATCGTGTGAACGGTCAGCCATAAAAAGCTCTTGGTTTTTCGCAAGCAAGTTTGCAAGCGGCTGAACGTGGAATCCGTTTGACTTCTTGCTCCACTCCAGAACGTACTGTTTTTCATTCATAGTGGCGATGCCTTTGATCTTGATTGGGCTTGTACCTTGGCGTTTGGTGGCAGACCTTCTAGCTCACAGAAAAACGTGCGATCGGCCTCGTAGTACAGGTGAACATCACC